GGCTGTCAAAAGAAATACTCAGTCAATCAGAGCTATCAAAGAGTATTTGCAAGATCCAACTGAAAGTAATGTTGCATTTGCAAAAGAAGCTTTTGGTGAGATAAGTCACGAAGATCAAATGGCAATGTGGCATGCACCAACAAAAGTGCCATCAGCGCCATTCACAACCGAAGAACGAAAACTACTTAAATCTTAGGAGAGAGATATGGAATACGATAATACCAATTCAGGTGCGTTGTTTAAGAACGACAAGCAGTCTGATAAACAACCAGATTACAAGGGTCCACTCGATGTTGAGGGTGAAGAGTATGAGGTGGCTGCATGGCTTAGAAAGTCAAAGGCAGGCAAGAACTTCATGAGTATCAAGATACAGAAGAAAGATGCCTTTAAGAAGTCTGCGCCTAAAAAACAACCAGTCCTAGAAGAAGAGGACTTTGAAGACGACATTCCATTCTAATGAATAAGCAAGTTAAAAAGCTTTGGAAAGGTCAGTTTGTTTCTGTCAGAGACTACGAAATAGAGAAGGCGAAGTCAGATGGTCTTTTGCGTATCAGTTTTGGTGATTCTACTATGACACTAGGTCGTAATGACTTGGATAAATTACAGCCATCTAGTAGGATATTCAAGTCAAAGACTGGTGGCAAAGACTATCGGCTGGTAGATATAAAGTTTATACCTGACCAAGATAATGATTATTGGATGGGAATAAAAGGAAACAAACAACAGAATCTTTTTGATGGCTAGAAAGGCAAAAACCCCACAGCAGTTGCGAAAACAAGCCTTAGAGCTACTACAGAAGCTTGTGAGGCTTAAAGCCGCTGATGAGCATGGATTGTGTACTTGCGTGACTTGTGGCTGTAAACGCATCTGGAATGACGGTATACATGGTGGTCACTGTGGCGGCTGCAACAACTTTGGCATGAGAAATGGTGATGCTGCTCAGAGATACACTGTTTATATGATAGACATGTATGGCAGAGACTTTGTTGACCAAATGCTTGCAGATGCCAAAAAGCCAAAAAAACTGTATTCTGCTGACTACAGAGAAATGATTGCAGACTACAAAGAACAAATAAAATATCATCTTGATAGAATAGGTATGTGATATGGACATGTGTATAAATGTTGATCTAACTGACGACCAAGGTAAGATTTTATCTTTCGAGTTTTCTCCGAATAACGGAAGCTTATCTATTAATATAGAATCAGGTAAAGAAATATCTACTTTTGTTTTAGACAACCCACATGTTATCAATAGTATTGGTGAGTTTTTAAAAGCATCCAGTGAATATGCAGGTCAAATATGAACTGCTGGTGCTGCAATAATGAACTTATTTGGGGGGCCGATCACGATATAGAAGAGGAAAACGAGTTTTTCTGCATTGTTACAAATCTCTCTTGCCCAAACTGCAAAGCCTTTGTTGAAGTATACCATTCGCCAAAAGAGGATATAGATGACCATTAAAGAGCTACTAGCCAGGCTAGAAAAGCATGAAGAAATCTGCGCTGTTAGGCTAGAGGCTATTGATAAGCGACTTGATGAGGGGTCTAAGCGGTTTGTTAGGCTAGAGTATTATATCTGGGGGATATATGCGGCTATATTTATTAGTGCTTTTGCTTCTAAGCTGCTCTAGTTTTGCCCAAGACACTGACAGTGGCAATACTAGCTCTCAAACAGGCGACTTAAATACTAATCAGCA